CACGAGCCATTCTTCCCTCTGCGCTTTATACGAGCTTCGTTTGGACTTGTTCTTTGCAAGCATTGCTTCATTTCATTTCATTGCGCATCGGTCACGGTGCTCAAGGAGAAATCGTTGCCTATGCAAAAGCTTTGCTTGAGCTAGGTCGTCCAGTAGCGCCTGAAGCATTTGCTGCTTTTGAAGCAAACAACTACTCTTTCTGATCATGACTGATTTCGTTAATCATCCTCCGCACTATCAAGGCACCATTGAATGTATTGATGCCATTGAAGCTTCTATGAGTGCAGAAGCTTTTAAGGGCGCATTAAAGGCCAATGTAATCAAATATGTTTGGCGCTATGAAACGAAAGGAAAGCTGGAATCGCTTCAAAAAGCACAATGGTATCTCAATCGTTTGATTGCCACCATTGAAGCTGAAGAAGCAAAAAGCATTGCTGACTATGAAGCCGTTAAAGAAGCTCTCATGGAAGAAGTGGGCGCTTACGACCCTGATGACTACATGATTAGTGGTTGTCCTGATGGTTTCTGTCCATTGCCTAATGTGCGCAATGGTCCGTCAGAAAGCATGTTTCAGCCAGTTAACTAGCTAGTTTCAAAATTAACGAAGGCGGCATAAAAGCCGCCTTTTCTTTTGGCTGTTCATGCACTGGCAAGATGCGCTGAGTGTCTTCCATCCATTGTTCCCAACTGCCTAGTTCAGTGTGGGCGCTGACAAAGCTATGTGCATACACCCAAGCAAGCAAAGCTTCTTCTCGTTTTTGCGTCCAAAACTTTTGTGGCCTCCACCATTCAAACAACAATAAACTTCCCTTATCTGCATTGCAATCCAGGCACGAAGGTATGTTGTTCCATTTTGCAAAATGTGGTCCGCCTTTGCTTTTAGGAACAATATGATCAATGGTCAGTTTCTCGCCCCATGCTCCGCAATAGGCACAGGCACAATGACCAAACGGTCCTTTCGTTGGAAAATCTTCGAAAATGCTTTTGCGATAACGTCTTTTAGCTTCACCAGGACGTAATTCAGAAAGTGATTGGAGAAGATCATCTGGTCCATTTCTCATCCCCATGGCATTCTTTAATTGTCCTGCTCATAGCCTAAACGGCCAATGACAGAATGGTGATTGTTTAGAATGAGGAAAACACTATCATTTGTTACCAATGGAATCATGGCAGGATAAGCTTGCAAATTTGGCTGTAAGCATCACTGCTGGGATGCTCTTGGCAACTGGTGGAATGATGATGAGCATTGGCCATCAGCAAGTGAAGATCACTTCACAAGTGGAAAATATCACTGAAAAACTTGGCACTCTTACAGAAAACATTAAGAATTTGGAAGTGCGCGTGCGCGAGCTGGAGATTCAACGCTAGGCTTGTAGTGTCTTCGCTCTATAGTCATGGGCACTGTTGAATGGTTCATTGTTGGCGGCATTGTTGTTGGCGCTTTGGATCAACTAATTGAATACTCACCTTGGAAAAGCAACAACGTTTTGCAAGTGCTTCTCGAAGGCTTGAAAACGATTTTCCGCGTGGGCAGCGTCAAGAAGTAAGCCATCATGGCTGATATTGACAATTCCTGGGAAGGCGTTAGCTCCCATGCTCGTCGCGTGGGGGCTCGTTTCCCTGAGCTTGTTGCAGCACAATGGTGTCTGGAAAGTGGCTTTGGCCGTCACATGTCGGGGAAAAACAATGTCTTTGGCTTAAAAGGCAGTGGTTCTAGCGTAAGCACAAAAGAGTTTTACGATGGAAAGTGGGTGACAATTAAAGCTGGCTTCATTGATTTCCCTTCCATTGCCGCTTGCGTTGAATATCTAGTTACAAGATGGCATAAAGACTACAAACAATTCAAAGGCGTGAATAATGCGCCTAATCGTTACGCTGCTGCGCGAATGCTAAAAGAACAGGGTTACGCAACAGACCCTGGCTATCCAGCAAAGCTCAGTAGGCTAATGAAACAATATGCCCCTGAAAGTACAAAATTTACCATGGTTGGTCCTAAAAAGCGCCCGCAAGATTTTGGCTTCAAGAAAGGCGATAGTCATTTAATTGTTAATGATCTTGTGGAAACCATGAAAGCCTTCTCTTCTGAAGGGAAGCTTCTATGGGAAATTCCTTGTTTGGCTCGTGGACAATATAGTGATTTTGAATGGAAAATACAAAAATCAGACTGTCCGCCAGGATTGTACAAACTAGGCAAGTTGTATAACGATTATGCTCTTTATGGCGACAAGGGCATGTATGATCGCACGCTCATGGCTTATGGCTGGGCTTTCTACGATTTGATTGAACTAGAAAATCAAGAAGCTGGCAATGGACGAGCAGGCATAGGCATTCACGGCGGGGGCTCGGCTCTTGGGTGGCCTGGAGCATGGGCTCCTAATCAAAAGCTTGTGCCATCATGGGGCTGCGTTCGCTGCAGGAATTCTGATTTAATTCATAAGCTTCTTCCTCTGCATAAGCAAGGCACTGTATTTTGTTCAGTCTGGCAAGAAAGTCAATGAACGCTGAAACGTTCTTTTACTATTCTTGCTACGAGGCAGGGATATGGGCAGCAAAGCGATGGCCGTGGCTGCTATTTGCGCCAGGCTACAAAAACATCATGGACGTGCTTCGTCCTTTCTGGGAAGCATGGAAAGTGCAAATCACTCTTGAAGAAGTGGATAAACAGGCGGCAACGTTAGTAGAACAATGGAAAAATGAAGAGCGGAAAGTCGTTGCCAATAAGCTCGCCGATAAAGCTCAAGAGCTGTTTCCAGAAGCCACAGTCACACCACTTCCTGATGCCATTGTTCCTTCTGTGATGATTGTTCATGAAGCAGCAGAAGGCAGTAGTGATGCAGTGAAAGCGCTTGGAGGCGAACTACGAATCACTTGGAGCCTAGAATGATACAAGCTTTTTAATTATCATGGAAATCATTGTTGGGCTATGTTTGTTCTCAGCAGGTTTGGCAATGGCTTCCCGAATGTATATACATTGTGTACATCCTCATCATCCTAATTTTTCGCAAAATTCAGCAGAGCGTTAAACCAGTTCTCTCCATCCCAACAAGCCCGTCGCATTTTCAGAAGAACTGCATTGCACAGTAAGCGCCAAGATGTCGCTGGTGCCATCAATGGTGCGACCGAGGCTCAATGCAAGTCCACTATCAGGAGAAAACTCCACTGCTCCCCTAGAAGCCGTTAGACCAGCGCCAATCACTGTTCCGCCACTAAATGTGCCACTGCTCATTGTTTGCACATTTCCTCGTCCATTGTCCGCTGCAAGCCAAGTGCCGCTAATCGTAGGATTGAGACGCAAGCGCCATTGAGCCACGATGTTAGAAGCAGGATTGCCGCCTAAACTCACATCCACTTGCGAAGGAATAATCACATTGTCAGTACGACCACTTGTCATACGAATGGCTGCAACCATCGTCTCAGAAGAAATGTTGTCAAAACTAGAAGCTCCACGGCCTGTAATGTAAATAGGCCCTGATGGTTGATAGCCTCCTTCGCTGATGACAGTGCTACACACTTGCTTCATCGTGGCGGCAGAAGCAATGGAAGAAGAATTACTGATGCGATAAGATAATGGCAAAATAGCTGTGCTCATATACACGCTATCAATGATATTGGCATGGTTAAATTCATGACAATACAAGAATTCTCCATCTACGACAAATCCTGCTCTCACTCGTCCCACACCTAGCCATTCCAAATCAGCAGCGAAAATGTTGGCCTTGGAAAAATCAAGCGATGGGAAAGAATTGATGTTCCACGAAGCTTGCGGAACAATATCTTCCTGTGCAGTGCCATCAACAAAGCTGCGAATGACAAGCTCAATTGTGGTGCCATTGGCTCTCACGAAAACGCCATTATTATCGTCAAAATACCCCACTTCTTGAACTAAGTCCGCGATTGGCTCATTGCCAACAAAGCTTGCCAGAACAAGCAAACTTTTTCCTGATTGATAAGGAAAGTATTTCTTAGAGCGTCGCAGCACTGTATCGCCAGAAGCCGTGGTAGTTTTTAGTTCCAACGAGCTTTCATTAGCGAGAAAATTGACAGTGCCGCTAGCCGTCAATTGTTCGTCCCATAGATCAGTGCGCTTGCCATGGCGCATGATGCTTTCAAACAGCGTGAATGGCTGACTAAAACGCTGCCTAGCAAAGGCATCAAACATGCCACTGTCTGGCCCTTTCTGAATGATGCGCCCGCGATGATCAGCTTCTATATGAGTTTCAAACTGTTCGCCGCCCGCAATAATTTGTCCCATTGTCTTTAGTTTTAATAAAAGTCTAGCGAGAGCTTGTTAATTGCTTGTATCATGAACAAGCCAAGAAAAGAGGCCATGCTTTCCACATCATACCGCTTGAGACTGTCAACTATTTGCAATAGAATTGCCACTCAACAATCCATTGATTTGGAGGATCGTATTTGGGCTCAAAAGCTTGGGGAAGCCAATCGCACTGCTGCCAGTATGCTTCGTCGCGCGCATAGGAATGCCGCCAATCCCGATATGGTTGAAGGCAGCATGGATGCTTTCTTGAATGCTTTAGACCTTGGTGGTCAGCCCAAGAGACGATTTGAAGGGCCTGATGATATTGCTGATTGGTTTAGGCGGGATGATTCGTCAGACTGGCGCCAACGGGACTAGCGCATCAATAAATCCCTGTGGCAGGTCATATTCGCCTGCAATTCCCTGCACCGTGGTGATCAGTTCTTCAGAAATCAGAGCCATTGCAATGGCAGCGTGCCAAGAATTCAGGAATACTCTGCTATCGCCTTCGCTGGCATTTTGCAGGCCAACCACCAATCCACCGTATAGACCAGGAGCAGTTTGCAGCACAGCACCGAGCATCACATTGATGGCAGGCATGGCCATGATGGCTGCGCTGAAGTCCACCCAGCGCGGTGTTGGAATTGGGGGCGGGAGTGCTTCGATCACATAGGAGCCATCTCTCCACAGGAGTTGCTCAGTGGCAGCGTCGTAGGCGGGTTCAGTGTAGGGGCCGACGTAGCCAGCATCTAGGATCTCTTCAGCCG